TAGGTACAGCATATATTCAAGAACTACGTTTTAATGAATACTGCAAACGCTTACAAAACCTAATTACACCAACTTTAGACTTAGAATTTAAAGTATGGATGGTTTCGCAAGGTGTAAACATTGACAACAGTTTATTTGAATTGCGATTCAATACTCCACAAAACTTTGCGGCCTACAGACAATCAGAACTAGATACAGCCCGTGTAGCTACTTTTGCACAGGTTCAAGAAATTCCACATTTAAGCAAGCGATTTGCAATGAAACGCTTCTTAGGTTTAACACAAGAAGAAATTACAGAAAACGAGCGAATGTGGAGAGAAGAGAATAGCGATAAGCTAAAACCAGTTGCAGACGCTTCTGGACAGATGCGTGGAATTGGAATTACACCGTCCGCAATGGGCGCAGAACAAGCTGGGCAAGATGCTGAAGCTGATGCTGATATGGCACAGGCAGCCGCAGCCGAGGGCGGAGGAGAAGCAGCCGCTGGTGCAGAAGGACAAGCACCTGCTCCTGTATCACCACCTCCTGCCGCATAAAGATAAATACCTTATGCTCCTACGTGAATTCTTTTATTTTAATGATAGTACCAACGATTTTGGCGTCGATCTTCGATACGATAATGCCAAAGACAACTCTGTGGTTAAAAAATCAGACACACGTAAACTGCGACTAACATTACGTCAAATCAATCAACTGCGTCAGCAAAGTGAAGCACATGATTTTGAAGCAAAATCAGAATCAGAATTTATTAGACAGATGTATGGAACTCCAGTTGAAGCAGAACAACCCGCAGAATGAACCAGCGTTCGTATTAGGTAACGGCAGAAGTAGACTAGTTTTAGATGCTCCTTCGCTGTTACAACACGGTACTGTATACGCCTGTAACGCAGTTTACAGAGAATTTGATCCCGATTATCTAATAGCTGTTGATGTTAAAATGGTCAACGAAATAGTTGCCGCAGGCTATCATAGAACACATAGCGTATGGACAAATCCTAACAAAGGAATATCTGATAAGCAGTATTTGAACTACTTTAATCCGCACAAAGGATGGAGTAGCGGCCCTACAGCGTTAAACTTTGCGTCTGAGCGAGGACATAAGGAAATATTCATTTTTGGCTTTGATTTTGAAGGAATCAACGGTCAATTTAATAACGTGTACGCTGATACATATAACTACAAACGAAGTGATGATGTAGCAACTTATCACGGAAATTGGCTAGCACAAACAGAAAAAACAATTAGAGATTTTAGAAGAGTACAGTTTTTTAGAGTTATACCAGAAGGCGGATTTGTTCCTGATAAGTTAAATTACGATATGTTAAATCTTAAACATATAACTTACGATGAGTTTGCAGAAAAATATCCTGGCACTATATATTCTAAAGAAATCAATCAAAAAAGTACCATTTAACACCGAATTGTAATATTACTGTTAAATAAAATGATGACAGCCTAACCATCTTTAAGGAGAATATAGCATGGCAGATAAGAACATTCTAGCACAAATGCTAGAGCACTTGGTCAATGACGATCAAGCTAAAGCAGAAGAATTATTCCACGAGTATGTAGTTGCAAAATCTCGTGAAATTTACGAAGATTTAATTGAATCTGAAATTCAAGACGAAGAAGTTGAAGAAGCTTCTGAAGAAACAGATGAAGCTGTAGAAGAAGCAACTGATGAAGATGTTGAAGAGTCTACAGACGAAGATATGGACGAAGGTTTCGAAGATGTTGCTTACGAAGCTGAAGAAGAAGAGCCAGCATTTGGTGGTCCAGAAGGTGATGCAACTGACGATCTAGAAGGCGAAATGGGCCCAGAAGATAACGAGTTCGCAGACAAGTCCGAAGAAGAATTATTCCAAGACCTAGACAGCATTGTAGACGAACTACAAGCTAAGTTTGATGCAATCAAAGGTGGCGGTGAAGAAGAAATGGGTGGTGAAGAAGAGCCAGCTGAAGAAGGTTTTGGTGAGCCACAACTAGCAACAGTTCGTGAATATGTTGAGAAAGTTCCAGCAGGTCACGGTGCTGAGAAGAAAGGTTCCGGCGAAGGCGCTATGGTAGGTACTGGTAAAGGTATCGATCAACAAGGTGGTAAAAACACTAAGAGCGTTATCGACAACATGAAGAACGATATGGGCGGTACAACTGCTAACATCGCTCAAACTAAAGAAGATCAAGCTACATACGCAAACCAAGGCCAACTAAAAGGTACAGGTCTTGAGAAAGGTAAAGTACAAGATAATCCAGATGCAAAAGGCAACGTAAACGTACCAGGCGGCAACGCAGGTAAGACTGGTTTCAAAACAAAAGAGCCAGGACACGGTGCTGAGAAAAAGGGCAGTGCTCCAGGTGGAATGGCTGGCGCAGGTACAGGTGACCTAGGCGGCCAAAGAGGCGAGCAAAGCACTACAAGTCTTTTCCGTGGTCGTAGATAATAGGAAGTAATGGTGAATAAACTTACCCTAGCAGAACATTTGAGTTATGATCAGGCCAAGATTGTATTGGAGAGCGAAGAAGACGGCAACGGCAAGAAGTCGTTGCACCTAAACGGCATTTGCATTCAAGGAGATATCCGAAATGCAAACCAGCGTGTTTATTCTTCTCAAGAAATTGGCAAGGCTGTCAAGACGCTCAACGAGCAGATCTCTGGTGGTTACTCAGTTCTAGGTGAAGTTGATCATCCTGCAGATTTACGTATCAATTTGGACAGGGTCAGTCACATGATTACTAAAATGTGGATGGACGGTCCAAACGGCTACGGAAAACTTAAAATACTTCCAACTCCGATGGGTCAGTTGATTCAGACCATGTTGGAGTCGGGAGTCAAGTTGGGAGTCAGTAGTAGAGGTTCAGGCGAAGTAGACGGGCAAGGTAATGTTCAAGGTTTTGAAATTATTACCGTTGACGTTGTAGCTCAACCAAGCGCCCCGGGAGCCTACCCAACCCCAGTTTATGAACACTTGATGAATAATACAGGTGGATATCAGGCATTTAGAATAGCAAAAGAAGTTCAAGGCGACCCAAAGGCACAGCAGTACATAGCAGAGAGCTTGGTGAAAATCATCAAAGGTCTCAAATAACCCAGTAGGAGAATCACATGCTAGATATCGTAAAACAATTGTTTGAGAACAATGTGATTTCCGAAGAAATCAAATCGGAAATTGAAACCGCATGGGAAGGTAGAATTGCAGAAACACGTGAACAAGTCACAGCAACACTACGTGAAGAATTTGCTCAGAAGTATGAGCATGATAAATCAGCAATGGTAGAAGCAGTAGAAGCTATGCTAACAGATCGTTTACAAAACGAACTAGCAGAGTTTGCTGAAGACCGTCAAGGTCTTATTGAAGCCAAAGCTCGTTACGCAGCCAAAATGACACAAGATTCTAAAGTATTAGAATCTTTCGTTATGAATAACTTGGGTAAAGAACTTGCTGAACTACACGAAGATCGTAAAGCAGTTGCAGGCAATGTAGCAAAATTAGAATCTTTTATCGTGGACGTTCTAGCGAAAGAAATCGCAGAATTCCATTCTGACAAGAAAGACCTAGCAGAAACTAAAGTACGTCTAGTACGTGAGTCTAAAGCTAAGTTTGAGCAAGTAAGAAAAGACTTTATCGCTCAGTCAGCTACAATCATTGAAGAAACAGTCACAAAAGGACTACGTTCTGAAATGAAACAATTAAAAGAAGATATCAATGCCGCCCGCAAGAATGACTTTGGTCGCAGAATTTTTGAATCTTTCGCAAGCGAGTATGCAGCCAGCCACCTAAATGAAAAATCTGAAACAGCAAAACTATTAAAAGTAGTTGCGCAGAAAGAAATGGAATTAGAAGAGGCAGCAAAAATTGTTGCAGAAACAGACAAACTAGTAGAAAGCAAAGAACGTGAACTACGTATCATTAAAGAATCAGCACAACGTCGTGAAGTAATGGGCGAATTGCTAGGTCCTTTAACTGGTGATAAGCGTACAGTAATGAGCGAGCTATTAGAATCAGTACAAACAGAAAAGCTACGTGCGGCTTTTGACAAGTATATCCCTTCAGTAATGAATGGCGGTACACCTGCTAAGAAAGCACTTACCGAAGGCAAAGAAATTACAGGCAATAAGCAGGCACAATCTATCGGCGGAAACGAAGAAAAAACCGCTGAGATTTTTGACATCCGCAGGCTTGCGGGACTAAAAGTTTAAGGAGAACTATAATGTCACAATTACTCGAGTCACGCTGGTCGGAAACCAAAGAAGCTCTTTTAGAAGGTCTTCAAGGTACTAAGCGTACAGTAATGGCAACCACTCTAGAAAATACCCGCAAGTATTTGGCTGAGTCTGCCACAGCTGGCGCAACATCCGCTGGCAACGTTGCAACCCTAAATCGTGTGATCCTTCCAGTGATCAGACGTGTAATGCCTACCGTTATTGCTAACGAGTTAGTAGGTGTACAACCAATGACTGGCCCAGTTGGTCAAATCCACACATTGCGTGTTCGCTATGCAGATAGCTTCAACAGCGCAAACGGTACTGACATCACAGCTGGTGATGAGGCTCTAAGCCCATTCAAGATTGCTGAAGGCTATTCTGGCGCGGCAGCTACTGACAAGGCAGCTACAACAGCGGCTCTTGAAGGTACAGCAGGTAACAGAATGTCCATTCAAATCTTGAAACAAACAGTTGAAGCTAAGACACGTAAGTTGTCAGCTCGCTGGACATTCGAGGCTGCTCAAGATGCACAAGCTCAACAAGGCATTGACATCGAAGCAGAAATCATGGCTGCTCTAGCACAAGAAATTACAGCTGAAATCGATCAAGAAGTTATCGGTTCGTTGAATAACTTGGCTGGTACAGTTTTGACTTATGACCAAAACACTGTTTCTGGTACAGCTACA